CAGAAACCGCTCCGCAAATGTTTGAGCGCGTTTGGCAAGAATTTGTAAACAAGGTCTACAAGAATTACAAGAAGGAGCAGAGCATTAAAGCAGTCCCAGAACCAACTATAAACATAAACTAAAAATGTCAACACTAGTAGAAAATTCAAACCCAAAGAAAAACCCTATGACCACATGGCCGGGGATTCTTTTTGTAGTCCTTTCATTTGTGATGTACTCGGTCAAGTATCTTGCACCTCTTTTCTTCACGTTAAAACAAGAAGTTCATTACTCCGATTGGATTCCGGGCGTTATGCTTTTTATAGGCTTGGTTCTTCTGTTTATGACAGACGATCTTTTCAAACAGATATTCGGGGCGGTTTTAGCCGTTTTTAAAAAAAAAACAGGCACTAACGAAACGCCAATAAATAGAAGTGAAACGGTCAATCCTGATCTACCACCCCCGCCACCACCAAAAAATTGAAACTAACTATACTCATACTTTTAGGTGCAGCATTTATACTTAATTCAATAGTATTAGATAGCTTATACCCGACCGCTGCGACTGATTACTATAAGTATATCGAGCGCGATGAAGTCAGACATCAAGTCTATGAGCTAATGTTTGCGGCTTTCTTTTTATTGACGTTCTTACTATCCGAAAAGATTATGAGAGCCGTTGCCTGTTTTATGTTTTGCCTTTCTTTTGGCAGCGCGGTTGACAAGCTAATGGGAATCACTTGGTATTTGAAAAGCGATGTGGTTTTAATATTTTTTTCATTATTCATAGCTGGTTACACATATGTTAGAGAACTTAAACCACGAGGTTAAAACATGGGTTTTAAAGCCTTTGATTTGGGCGATGGTGGCAATCTCCATAAAGCTGGCAGTCCAGTCAAGAAAGAACAAAATTACTTTTGGAGTAGCTATTTCAAGTTTTATCACAGGCATAGGATCGGCTTACCTTTTTAGCGACTATGTTTCCGGGGCTTTTAGTCACGAAATGCAACCTTTAATTATAGGGGTTATTGCAATATCAGGCGAAAAGATTGGTGAGTATGTCCTTTACAGGATTAGTTTTAATTCATTGCTAGACTTACTGATAAAGATTTTCAAGAAATGATCTGGCTAATTACCTTCTGGGTGCTTGCGGTGGTTTTAGGTTTAAAATGGTTTTACAATCAATTTTTCAATGAGAGACAAGATAATAGAAATCGCTAAATCTGAAGTAGGCTACAAAGAAAAGCCTGCCGGATCGAACATAAACAAGTATGGTGAATGGTTCGGAAAAAACGGTGTCGCTTGGTGCGGTGCTTTTGTGAGCTGGGTTTACTTCCAAGCTGGCTACAAGTGGCCTAAAAACATGGACTCGCCCAAAGGCATTATATGGGTTCCTATCGTACTAATCCGCGCCCGTCAATTTCCACAGTTCTACAAAAGGACGTTTGACCCACAACCGGGGGACTTAATTATCTTCGATTGGAACGCTGACAAGAAAGAGGATCACATAGGCATATTCTTAAACTGGATAATCAAAGATAAAACATTCGCAACTATCGAAGGCAACACTGCACGGGGCAACGATAGCAACGGGGGACAAGTTCAGCAACGAGAACGCAAGATTGAACACGTAGTATCATTCGTAAACGTAATAGACTAATGACCTTTCTAATCCGCAACTGGAAACTCGCTGCAATAGGCGTTCTTTTGGCCGCTGTTTGGTTTTTATTTCAGTGGGGTAGGTCGGAGCGCACTGGAAGGATAGAGGCGCAGGATGGCTTAAAAGCGTCCGTAAAGATCGCTAATATGCTCACTACCGAAAACACCTTTTACAAGAACAAAAAAGGCGATACTGTAATAGTTACTAAAACAATCGTAGTTCCTGCAAAACAGACCAAGCCAATATTCGATCAGGACAACATGAAAGGTTTTAAAAATCTTGAGTCTATTAAAAAAGATGGTAGCAACCTTTTGAACGCTTCCACCTTTACAACCGAGTTTTCGCTATCGAGCGAAGATGGCAAGCCAATCCTTTTAAAAGACAGCACTGTATTGTACTGGTTCAAATATAAAGACCCCTACAATGACATTAACGTATTGATGGCAGATACATCCAAATTAGATACAAGGAATCGCTTTTGGCTTGGCTCGTCAATTGTCCGTAAAAAAAAATGGTTTATACGTGGACTTTGGAGCAAGGCCAAGAAGTTTGAGATAATTTCGGAGGCTGTTGACGCAAATCTTAAAGCTAAAATAGATAGCTTACAAACAATCACGATCAAATAGCCGTTTTTAAACGTTTAAACGGTTAGTAGTCTCCGATATAACATTGTTGGCAGCAATATTTTTGAGCCACCGCACGGGCAAGGGCTGCCAGCCAGAGCCACGCAAGGCCACCGCACCACGCCCTTGAATGCACCAACCGCACATTCAAAAACACGTGCTGCCAACAACAGGTTTATGCAATGCAGCCCCACAAGCGGCACCAATGCAAAGGCCGCGCAAGTCAGCGCGCTTCCAAAGCCCTTGCATCCGTGCCGAGTATTTGCGTGTGTGCATACCTTTGAAGTTTAGTTGTTCCTTTTAAGTAAAGCGGATGCTTCGGTGAGCCATTATTATTTTTTCCAAAGCATAGAGCATCTGGGTATTTAGCAATGTACTTTTTAGCTCTGTGTTCCGCTTGTTTAAAATTGCCCCAACAAAAAATTATTGAATCGCAAGTTTGAACTAAGTTGAAGTTCCAACGATCAGCATCATTTATCGGGTTCGGGTGAGAACTTAAATCTTCTGGATAAGGAGAAATCAAAGCGAATAAGTTTACCATGTGAAACCCACCATACCCGTTATTCTTCATCAACATCATGAGTTTATTTATTGTTGGGTCGTTATCATCGGAATTTGCAGTCGATGGATTTAACCCGACACACATTGCGATTGGGAGTGACTCATCCCAAATTCGATACAGTTGAAATCTGAATTTTCCGTCATCTGAAAAGAATGCTTTTTTTCTCATAGTTATTAAGTTTTGGTTTCACCGCTCACACCGCCAAGCTGCGCAAGGCCGTGTGCTCATTAAATTTATCAAGGGGCTGCACTGGCATAAACCAGCGTCCGTTAGCGGTAATGCCAATAGCCAACGATCACAGGGCTGCTGCTGATGCCACGCTCAGTGAGGTTTTCCACAATTAGCGCATTGTAATATTCCAAGTCGTACTACCCATTCAACGTGGTCACAACACCCCGCGCTCACGCCCTGTGCCTCCCCGCCATTGGCACACGCGGCCTTTAGTGCTTCGTGGACAGAGTCGATCTGACGAAGGACATTTGAATCCTGATAGTTGAACCTTTTATAAAATGCTCTTATCTCACATTGAGCAAGGTCTAATGTTTTAATCACTTCTTCGATAGAAGGGAACGGTTGGCCGCTTACCGATAACACTATATTTGCGTCATGGCCTTTTTCATCTGGTTGGTTAGTTGTGTTTTCCATATTTATTTTTTTATCGTTCGACATTTTTGTATTTCAATCACGGCCACATCGCAAATATTTGTTCGTTATGTGCAATTTTCTTTTTCATTTTTTCTCCCACCGCACAAAGAGAACACAGAGATTTTACGTTAATCATGGCAACCTCCCGAATCACATACAGCTCCACTTTCTTTTAACATTTCAGGTATCCAGTTATTTTCTGAATGAGCAATAAGCGTTTCATATTTAATCTTACTATCTAACCAAGTTCCCATTTCTTTATCTTCTTGCATAGCAAACCAATTCATTTTTTTAGGGTGCAAAGCTGCCATTATGCAAAGCGTATCAGGTTTTTTATGAAAGCATCCAACACAATTTGAAATAATAGGAAATTCAATTTGTCTGCGTTCCTCAAATAGTGTTCCTCCTACATATCCGTTTAGCCTCCAGTAATCTTCAACCATTTGTTTTGTTACTGCATTTTTGACTAATGGAAATGAGCAAAACCGCCAATTAAATGTTTCGTGCTTTTGTTGCCTTTGTCCACGAGTTGAGCAACTAACAGGTATTCTAAAATTTGTCGGGTCTGAATTGTTAAAAAACCTTTCCATTCTATCAAATTCATCAAACCTAAATCCTATTCGCATATTGCATTTTTCGCCAATCTCATTAAACCACCAATCAAATATTGGTTGTAGTTTCATTTGTTCTGTGCAATATCTTCTTGCCCAACTTGGTAAGCGTGTTTGAGTTCCTGTATCAATTACATCATCAAAACTTTTACCTCTTACCCAAATTATTTCCCTGCCTAAATACTGCTCCAAATCCATCATTGCTTTCAATGTGGCATCATCTTCGGCAGTTGCAATAAACTCACCATATTTAGGTATTAGCTTTTCAAGTTTTCTATTTGCATAATCAACTATTGCTTTATCCTTTGGTGTGCATTCTTTGTCATCAATACAAACCAAACTGAAAACCTCATAATCCGCTGGATAATGAACCGCTATGTAAGCACTTGTTTTTCCTCCCGATATACTATTTACTGTCTTCATTATCTTAAATTTTGAGAACACAGAGAAAAACCCACCGCACAAAAAATGAAAAAGAAAACAGACACATAACAGCACCTAACCAAAATTGGCGGCTTAGTGGTAAATTGAAATGTATTGCTTCGTATCATCATTTGTGCTTGTTTAAAGTTTTGTGCTTCGTAATCGCCAACTTCGGTTAGCTGCATCACGTTATGCGTCACCTTGCAAAAGCTCCGAAACATAATCATTGACCATTTTTTTTATCGGTTCAACAAATTCAACACGAACACGAAAGGCAATAGTTTTGGTTTCATAATTTGCTTTTTTACGACCTGACCCAACACGTTTACCACCTTTTTGCTTGCGCATAGGGCATCTAATTGAATGGCAGTTTGCAAAATCTGTTGTTCTGCATTTTGGGCATTTATCAATCATACAAAAGGGTCTGTATCCATTAAGGATTGTGAGTATTCTATTTCGTCAATTTGCTGGATTAACTCCATTTTACGTTGTGCCAAAATATCCCATTTTCGGGATTTTTTAGCGTGCCTTTGCGTTTGCCATCCATCTTGCAAAACCGAAGTTCTGCAAGTGGATAGTTCGCTTTCTATTTTAAGCAACCTTGATTTCAGTTGCTGTAACTTCGTATTGTTGTCCATTTGTCAATTCGTTTATTTTGTCAGTTTTTACTACTCTAATAAGTTCGCCAGCAGCGTAAACGCCTTGTGCTTTTGCAGAACGGATTTCGTAAACTTTTGCGTTTTTTTCTGATTTGAAGATTGTAGTTGTCATTTTTTTTGTTTTAATTTCTGATACAAATATACAACCTATTTTGATAACTGCAAACTTTTTTCAAAGTATTTTTGATTTATTTTTAGAATAGTTTCTAACTTACTGAAAATCAACACTAAAAAATAAGGCGAACGCATAACAGCACATAAGCAAAAGCCCAAATCCCTCGCTAAAGCCAACGCTATTTGTGCCTTCGCTTATGTGCAAACCGTTATGCCTCATTGCCAATGCTACAATTTGCAAGCCGCTGCCACGGAGGGCTGCCCACATACCGCGCACATGGCTTGCAACCCACCCGCTTTGGCAACGCACCGCGCCAACGCACTTGCCGACCCCTGCTGGCATAACAACATATTACTGCAAAACAAGGGCGAGTAGTGCGTGTTTCAATCATAGTTCGTTGGAAGTTATTTTTGAAAAAGGCAACAATAAGTATTCGTATCCTAAAGGAGTTTCATTAAAGACATCGGTGTCCAAATACTTTCCGTCTTGCTTAGACCCTCGGACATACTTAACCAAAAAATCAACGGCTCCATTTCTTTCTATTCTCCAAACGGCTCCCTCAACTTGTTCTAAAGCCCCGTGAGTTGAGTTATCTAAAACCTTTTCAACATCCTTAATACTTATTGGTTGCCCCATGTGGATAAGGCGGGGATGAGTGAAATCGAAACGAGAAACCCTTTTTAGAAATTCATGGTAGGTTACGCGGTTCGTTCCGGTCATTAAATCAAATGGCACAAATGGCTCATGTGGTAGTTTGTATTTAGTTCCTACTGCCGTCAACATCCACTCACCACATACCCTTTCATTTTCATTTAATAATTCTGAAAAGCGTTTCTCGTTTCTTCTCACATATTCAGCAAAGGCGTGGTGTGTTTTGTAAGGTGAGGTTTCTGCCAAATATCCAGAGCGTGACAACGCAATTATTTCACCGTTTAATTTAGCCACGCCTACATTCCCGCCATCAAGTTTCTCTTGAACGATAACTAAGTCCCATTTATCACGGGTCTTTTTAGTAGCTATATCAACTTGTCCAGGTGAAGCATGATGGTCTCCTTCCCCTAAACGGGAGCCGATAAGGTGAGGAATGGAGCCATACGATTTTTTTCCAAGTGGTTTTTCAGGTTTCATAATTAAAGTTTTGTGTAGTTGCCTTTTTCAAAAATAACGTGTTTCAAAATTAGTTCATCAGTATGCCCTTGTTCAGCAGTAATATTTGTTCATTATGCCTCATTGCTTGCCCGGCAAAGTGGGGCTGCTTGGGGCGCACAAACCCGCGCTGCTCGACTTCCACGCTCACGCCCCACCGCCATCCCTTCTGCAAGCAACGCACCGCGCCAACGCGCTTGCCGACCCGTGCTGGCATAACATGGGGTTTAAAATATAGGGCAACGGGTAGTGCGCTTTTCATAGGTAGTTCTGTGGAAAGAAAGTTTTAAAAAATTCCCTCACGCTCAATCGTAGATACTTGGGATTACAGTTACAAATGGTTCTTTCCTTTCGCTTTGTTCTTGTAAGTAGCCCACGTTTCCAGTCTCTGTTATATGGCATCTTACTTCTTTCGCTCCATATTCATAAACGGTTTTGTATCCAAAGTGGTCACAAACACGTTTTGCCTGGGCTTCGTAATCATTACGCATTTCCTTAGTAAAATATCCGGCTTTCAATAATGGAGCGAAAGGAAAGAACTCTTTCATAAATCTTTTCAAAACCCCACGCTCCGAATTTTTTAAAACTTTCTTTTCTTTTTCCATAGTTGTTTTATCTGTTTAGTTGCCCTACGATTTTAAACCCCTTATTATCGGTCATTTTGCTTCTCAATAAACTTCGGGGCGAGGACGCTAATCCCTCGTTTGCCCACGCGCCCGCAAACCGAACCGATAACACTATGTTTGCGTTATGAAGGCACACGAAGATTATCTTTACTTGTATATTGACAGTTTTCACAACGAACCCAGTCCATTTGATCGGCTACTGATACCGTAATCCCACGCTCATTTGGTATTGCAAATAGAGCTTCTTCAAATTCTACTGCTACTATTGGCCATAGTTCGTTCTTATAAATAACTGAATCCCCCGCGCCAAATCTTGTGTTATTAAACTCTTCTATTGTCATATCTGTATCTATTTAGTTCATCTGTTTTGTGCCTTCACGAACGCCACCCGCGTCATACTTTCTTAGAGCATCCTTCTGGGCAAGGGTGCATTTTATAAGGACAATCTTCACACACCTCAATCCCACCGCCAATAATGTAGTGTACTCCTTTCAGTTTATGAATCTTTTCAATTATCTCAAATTGCATATTGAAATGTGATTCATAAAACCAAAGGTCTGCTTGCATATTACCCCTGCCACCTTGACGGATTAGGAACGTGTCAAGGAGCTGGCAATTTTCCTCCACTTCGTTAGTTTTTAATTCTTTCAGTTCGTTTTCCATAGTTATACGATTTTAAACCCCTTATACATCATCATTAGCTCAGTGGAAGTATTTTTTAAATTAAATTTTTCCCCCGCGCCTGCTTTGAAACAAATTCGTGTTGTGTAACAGAACAGTCCAAACGTGCAGGAATATTAGTTGACATTTTTAAATAATTTTCAGCACCTTCTTTTGTCTTAAATGCGAGTGCTTTCATTGGGTCAACTGTCCACCCTCGTTTAGTGTACCAATTTTGGTTATCGGTTCGCTCGATGAAATAGAGTGTTCCAATCCTGCATAGGTGGTTGTCGTAATCCCACATTACAAAAGTGTCTCCAACAAAATTTTTACCTCTGTTTGAATGGATTGCTTTATACGGTCTTCCGCATATTGGGCAATTGGGTGCTTGTCTGTATAGTGCCATAATTGATAAGTGTTTATATACTATATGTTAAGCGTGACAGGTTTCTTTCCGACCCGCCAAAAAATTTAATTGTTATAATCAACTAAGCCTCTCCACGTATATAACATTTTCGTGCTTCCATGTTCTTACTTTATACCCGTTGCGCTTGGCATCCTGATAAACTGCCATTTGGCTGTGCGTTACCATTATTTGGCCTTTTTTGGTCGGATAGTCATAACATACTGTTCCTTTTGGTCGGCCTCTTGTTTCTCTAAATTGTGGTGTTTTCATGGTTTTGAATTTACTCTACAAACGTACAATAAAAATATTAAATATAAAATATTGTTTATTAATTTTTATTTTCTTAATATTGCACTCAACAAAGGCAAATAATATGAAAATAATCAAAGGAAAACGGACATTTTACCCTACTTTAAGAAGTAATTTTTGTGAGACATCATTTACGCTTGTAGGCGATTACATTTTAAGAAGCTCTTCATTTGATCCTTACATAGTATTGACTAACTTGGATCAGATTATAGGCTGTAAGTCTTTAGGCCAAATCAAAAAAAAGTTTCCTGTTTCAAACATTAAAGCAATCGTAACAATTTAAACCTTAATAATATGGAAAATGTAACTTTTCGTATAAAAACAAATAAGTGTGAAAATAAATGGTATTCAAAATTGCCTTCTGGTATTACTAAAGTAAAAAATTGCAATAAGGAAGCGATTTTGGTTTTAAATGAAGTTCGTATGTGTCAAAGGTGTTTTAATAAAAGATCGAAAACTATTAACTTATGATTTGGATGGATGGCTTTGTTATTGGACTTCATAATAATAATAAAAAGATGATCCGACACATAAAAACATTAGACTACTATGCGGTAGACTTTGCGAAAAATACTTACCACTTCTGGACGGAGGCACAAGCGGTACGGGCATTAAGAAAGTATATCAAATCAATGACCAAATGAGTAGATTAGATTTAGATAGACAGATAGAATTAGAGCCAAAAAGACTTGCATTTGCAAAGCAAGTCATTGAGCATCTTGGATACTCAATAATTCAAGAAACAAAAAGGACATTAAGATTTGAGTTTAAAGGCCAAATTGTAACGCTATACCCTTATAGCGGCTGGCACACTGGCAAGTCTATTAAAGATGGCCGTGGATTACAGAAATTGTTAGATCAATTAACCAAATAAACCAAATGGAAACAACACTAGTAATTATTCCAAACGAAGTGCAGCAATTAGCCGAAAAAGTAACGGCTGAAAAGCAACAAGAAGTTAGTAACGTACTAAACCAAATATTTACCGGAACTTCCGAATGGGAAAATCAGGTAGATGCAATTGATGTAAAAGGCATTGATGACCGCATGAGCATTAACCTGGCAGATGCAGCGCGATTGAATGTAAAGAAAGCCCGTATCTCTGCTGAAAAAATCTTCGATGCAAAGCGCGAAGAGGTGCAACAACGCATGAGTGATTTTAAAACAGAAGATGCTTTGTGGCTTAAAGCTAAACAGATAATGCAAATTAAGTTTAAGGCCATTGAAGATAAAGCAGAATGGAAGGCTAAGTATGTGGAACGCTACGAAAAAGAACAGCGTGAACTAAGAACTGAAAACAGAAGATTGCAAGTTCAAAAGTTTTCTCCAGATGTTGCTTTGATTGAGTTTGAGAACATGAGCGATGAAACATTTTCTGTTTTTATTTCTGGAATTGAAAAGGCTTACAATGATAAGATTGAAGCCGCAAGAAAAGCAGAAGAAGAGCGTATCGCAAAAGAGAAAGCAGAATCCGAGGAACGCGAACGGATAAGACTTGAAAACGAGCGGCTGAAATTAGAAGCCATTGAAAAGGAAAAGCAAATGGTTGCTGAAAGAGCGAAGGCAGAAGCCGAACGCAAAGCCGTTGAGTTGAAAGCTAAGAAAGAAAAGGAACTGGCAGACGCTAAATTGAAAGCTGAAAAAGAAGCAAACGAAAGATTACAGGCTGAAATAAGAGCGAAGGCGGAAGCCGAAAAAAAAGCCAAAAGGGACGCAGAACTAAAGGAAGAAGCAGAAGTTAAGGCTAAAAAAGAGGCAGAAGCCAAATCAGCAAAGGCCCCTAAAAAACAAAAGATGAATGTTTGGATTGATAACTTTGTAATTGGTACTCCTAATGGCATGAATGAAGATATGACAGTAATTGAGATCGTGCAAAAATTTGAATCATTTAAGAAGTGGGCAAAAACTAAAATTGAAAGTTTATGACCTTCGCAAATCGCTTCAAATATTCATCATCCAAGTGGGTGATGAGTTCGATAGGAAAGATAATTTTAAACTATAACTAATGGAAACGCCTAAAATACCAGCCAAACCACAAACCGATCTAGCTCTAATTGAGCCTGACGATCTTAGCCTTGTAGAGCAAAACAGTTTAAACCCAAGCCAGTTGGCTTTGATCCTTAAAAAGACACCTGCCCAATATGTAAAACAAAGACCTGCCAAAGGTGGAGGTACTTGGGAGTATGTGAGTGGTGGATATGTAAAGAAATGTCTTAACTTAATGTTCGGTTGGGATTGGGATTTTGAGATATTGGAAGATAAAATTTTGCATGGGGAGGCCATTGTAAAAGGCCGGCTAACTTGCAGAAGTAACGGTCATACGATTATTAAAACCCAGTACGGAAATAAGGACGTTGTTTTTAAAAAGCAAACAGATGAAGAAAAAAATAAGGGACTAGAAAGAATACCTTTATCAATAGGTAACGATCTCAAGTCTGCCGCTACAGATTGCTTAAAAAAGTGTGCATCAGAAATAGGCATCGCGTCCGACATCTACAACAAAGATGAATTTAGGGAAGTAAAAGTTAACACGGTTTCAACTAAATCAAATAAAGAAAAACTCAATGATAAAAGTAATTGAAAGGTTTATTCTTGAGACTAAGCAAGAATGGGCAGCGGTTCGTAAAGGATTGTTTACCGCTTCTAGGATTAACGAGATACTACCCAACGGTAAGGTATTGATGAATGAATCTGAACTAGCTGAATACAAAAAAGCTAATCCTAAAAGTACGGCTAAGTACAAAGAGGATGAAACCGTACTTGGTGACGGGGCTATCAGTTACATTCTTGAGATTATCCAAGACTTAGAGGGCGCACCAAAAGAAGTATTTTATAACTCTGCTATGGAGTGGGGAAACCTGACAGAACCAGACGCGGCAATAAGATACTGTGAAATGTTTGGTTATGACCTAAACGCTGACGATGTAATTTATACAAGCGAAGGGGGAACGGTTTTCTTTGTAGGGGATAACTTAGTGGGGTGTACTCCTGATTTGATATTGAGAGATAGAATAGTTCAAATGAAATGCCCAGAAAGTTCTACTCATTTGTATTACAAGCTACACGTAAACGAGGCTAACATTCAAAAAGAGTTGCCTGATTATTACGCTCAAGTGCAATTGGAAATGATGCTAACCGAAAGAAAGGTTTGCGATTTTTTTTCATTTGATCCACGTTATCCAAGAACGGAATTACAGACTCATAAAATTGAAGTCCCAGCCGACAAAGATTTTCAAAATAGAATCTACCGCAAGGCTTTGCTTTGTGAAATAAAAAAACAGTCCTATATTCAATTAATAAACAATCTAAAAAAATAATTATGGCTTACGAACAGAAACCAAACAGCGGAACGCTTTTTAAGAATAGCCGGAAGACAGCTACAAATCACCCAGACTATCAGGGGACATGGAAAGATGCAAACGGCAAAGAATGGCAGTTTGCAGCATGGGTAAAGGATGGCAAGAAGGGAAAGTTTATGAGCCTTTCAGCAAGTGAAAAAAGAGCCGATCCGGGGGCATACGTTCCGCCAAAAAAAGATTCAAGTTTTGACGATTTGCCTTTTTGATATGAAAGCCAACCGCACCTCAAAGACAGGAATGACCCAGCCGTATCTTAAAGTAAGTTTTTTCGATGACAAAGCAAATCATTGGTGGGAGCGAGCTATTTACCCTACAAGTGTACGGGATCGGATGCAAACGATCTGGCAAAGCATGGTATCAAGTGAACGTAATAACTCGAAGATTTAGAGAAAAAAAAGCAAGATACAAACAATTGAAAATCGTGAATTTAGCCTAAAAACAAGGTTTTTTAAGAATACATAAAATAAATGAAAAATAATCTTGAAATTTGTTGCAATATTCAAGTTGTCGCTGTATATTTACATCATAATTAAACGCTAAAGCAAATGACAACAAAAATGAAAATCAGAAACGAGTTTAACGACAAAGCAGAAAATTTAGGATGCAATGCTCGATTAGGTGGAAGCGGAAAATCACCAAAGTTTTTTGAGTTTGGTGGATCTTATACTTCTGATGGTTATGAAGTTTGGTTTGGAATTACAATGGACAGATTTGTTACTTTAACAAATAAATACGCAGAATTGCATAATGACTAAAACAACAAACCAAATGAAAACAAAAACATTCAACACCGCAAAAGATTTGAAATTTAGAAATTCTAACATTAGTGAATTCCAGATTAAATCAATCAACGGGATAAACGGGATGGCAGACATCTCAAACAAGCACGTAATGGTTTACGCTAAATCAGAATGGATGATATTAACAGCCCCATTCATTGTTCAATATAATTAATGGAAAAAAAATCACACGGAGGAAAACGCAAAGGAGCTGGTCGCAAACCAAAAGAGCCGACTAAGTTAATGCGGATCAGACTTTCAAAAGTTGAAGAAGTTAAAGCTATAAATTCAAAATAATGTTAATACCGAAAAGAAAAAAGCAACTAATGGAAGGCCGCGAGTGCTTTCTCAAAGACCTGACTGAAGGGGCAACTTTTAGATTGAGACACACGGGAGGGACTGTTTACACTTTCTACCAGAAAGGAGAAAACAACTACATAGTTACAACTGATAGCGGTTCTTTCTTTGCCTCACCCACTACTCCAGTTCGACCACTAATTAAATTTTGATATGAAAGAGCTAAGATTTAGAGCATGGTACGGTAAAAATTTTGTTTACTTTTCACTTGGCGAAACAAATAGATACCCGTCAAATGTCATGGATTTTCCAGTCAATCAATACACCGGACTAAAAGACATGAACGGGAAGGAGATTTATCATAAAGACATAATAAAGTGTTTGCCGTCTGGAATCTATGGTGTAGTTGAATGGATTGAAGAACTTGGAACTTTTACTTTGCAAACAATTGGGAATGAATACGACACAACGGTTTACGGTACACAGATCGAAGGTAAAAACATCACGCGTGAAGTAGTTGGAAATGTTTACGAAAACCCAGAATATTTATGAGAAACGTAAAATACAAGTGCCTCCCATACGAGCCAGGCCGCGACCAATTTGACCCGTGGATAATGGGCGTTGTATTCTTTTTTTTCTTGCCGTCCTTTCTTTCTATTCCGATATGCTTGGTTGTAATGTACGCAAAGCGTATAGACTCGATTAGCCCGATGTGGCAGCTAGGCTGGACGTTGATTGGCTTCGGTATTCCTATCGGCTTATTGATTGTAAGAGTTGTGAAAAAATTAATCCTGAACAAATGAAACCCAAAGAATACGAAATAGACTCATTTGAGAAATTGGTCAACGTGGTCAACCGCGAAAATATTCAATCACTAACGAGCGACATAACGCTGTGGTTAATGTATGTAATTGAAACTTACGAAAAGATCAGAGAGGCACACCCAGAACTCAAGGATAAATCAAACTGGGAAATTGCCAAGTGTCATTTTACATGGGTAGACGATAACCGAAACGATATACTGAGTACAAAAATTGTAAATCGTGAAACTGGAGAAGTAACTAAAATTGAATTAAAATGAAAACAAAAATGCGTGATACCTCGCTGGAGGCTTACCGAACAACTAACTTTTCAGAACAAGAAAAGAAAGTGTTAGCCGTTCTTATTCAGTTGAAAGGACGTGCCACAAACAAGGAGATAGCTAACTATGCAAATATGTATCCATCTACCGTTTCAGGCAGAATGAATACGCTTGTAAAGCATAAGATCGTAAAGGCCGGTGAAAAGGTTATTGACCCAGAAACGAATAAGAAAGTTCAACAGTGGCACTTTCCATCACTTCATTTAAAACTACTATAATGGACGCGCCAAAAGCATTTAAAACACTAGAGGAGGCAAGCAAAGAGGCGTGGATTATTAGTTGCACTTGCAACTATTTTATCTATGTATTCTGGTGTACGCAGGGACTTTACATTGTAGACAGTAGCGGTGAGGGAATTCCAAACTCTGATGAGGAACTAATTGAAACTTACTATAAAGGATTGAAGCAATGAGCAAAGTATTAACATTCAGCCGGGTATTCCCTAGCTACCATCCGAGAAAAGGTGAGCCGACTTACTTTGTGGAGAAGATTTATAAAAGTCTTTACCTCGCAAAAGTAGTTCCTGAAGAATTAGCAAGCTCATTCAATTTTGCAGTAATGAATGATGAAAGCTACCAACCCAAACACCACACTATCCGCGCTGGCCACAGGTGGAAAGTAGGAGATAAGTTTTCGCCCCGTGTATGGTCTGGAAAGCCTTACCAATCTAAGCAGATTATTATTGCGCCAGACATTGAGATAAAGAAGGTTTGGGATATTCGCATTCATACTATTGCTCATTGGATAAATTATAGCGGAATGATGTTTCCAATTGATTATAAAGAGTTGGCTAAAAATGACGGATTAAGTACTAAAGATTTTTTAGACTGGTTTGGAAATCCAACTCAAAAAGGCTTTAAATTCCATGACGTTTTTTTTGGACAGATAATTTGCTGGAACGAAAACATAGAATACTAATGAGCCGATCAGATTTACCCGTCATTCAGGTAGCCTACAAAGGCCATACGAAACGCCAATACTTTGTGACCTGGAACGGGCGCAAATATGCAGCGCGTGACGTAAAGGAAATGAACCGCTTTGCAGCTTTTATGAAAGGCAACAAGGCCGAACGTAGGACGATAATTGAACTTTAGATTATGCAAACAGAAATATTCACACCCGTAAATGGAAGTAACCATGACGAACTATTGAGCCTGTTAAAGCCTCTAGTCGAGTTTATGGACAAACACGAATACAACTATCTCTTTGTCGCTGGCAAGGACGAACTTTGCAGCCGCTACATTCGAGGCAGACGTGATGACATTTGCGGTATGCTTCACGGATTTGTAAACAATAATCCTCAATTGAAAGGGTTTTTTGAACTTTGAGCATAGGACGATAACGAGTAGACGTGATCCCGGGAAACGTAATGTTTATAAAGGCGAAGGGACGCGATCAAAAGTTAGCTCTGGGACGTAGCGAATCCCGTTTTTATTTTTCCCAAACCTATTGAATTGTGTAAGATTTTTGTATGTTTGTGTCCACGTACAACTGTTAAAATTTTTTATGCCTGTTGCAGAGGCGTTTACAACCAAAACTAAAGACCCTTGTGGGGAAGAGCTGCAACCTCGACTCCACAAGGGTTTTCTTTTGTATGGCTTACTTTAGTAACGGTTCAGAAGGTCACGCATTTGATGACCAATGCGGACGCTGCAAATTTGGAAAGTCACCTTGCCCAATTGCGTTAATTCAAATATTTTACAATTACGACCAGTTAAAAGATACAACCGGAACTGCTCGAAAGATTATGGACACGCTAGTAAATGATAGCGGTGAATGCGCTGTTTACGAAATGGCAAAGACGGATTTTGCTATTGATTCGAACCAATTGGACTTATTCTGATGGCAATCAAGCTGACCAAGCGGAAAGGATTTAACTTCTTCCGTTCTTACTTCGATGTTTACAATGAGCTTAACGATAAGGAAAAGGTCATGTTTATAGATGCTTTACTGGATAGGCAATTTTTAGGCATAAAGCCAAAAAACCTTACTGGCAAGGCTAGATTCGCATACATAAGCCAGACCAACAGTATTGATAGTCAGGTAAAGGGATTCGAAGATAAGACAGGTATTGAATTAAACCCTACCGTACCCCCTACCGATGGGGGTAGCGTACCCCCTACCGTACAAGTAGAAGGGAAAGAGAAAGGGGAAGTAGAAGAGAAAGGAAAAGTAGAAGAACAAAATCTGGTTTTTCCTTTTGATTCAAAAGATTTTCTGAGTGTATGGGAAGTACTTACAAAAGAAAAAAAATGGCGCAAAAAAAGTGTCTCGGCTTTACAGGCAAGCCTTGAGCAGCTTTCCAAGTACCCAGAACAGACGGCTATTCAAATGATGAAGAATACGATAGCCGGTGAATGGCAAGGATTATTTGAACTAAAACAACAAAATAATGGAAAATCAGTCATTAAGCCGAACTTCGACAAACTTGCCAGCCTCCTTAAAGCCCGGCACCATCCTGAAGGAGCAGCCGAATAAGGAAACGTTAGAGGGGCATATCGCCTCGCTATTGATTCGGATCGCAAAGATGTACCAAATACCAAACTTTGACGAGGAGTCGGCTTTAATCCTTGCCATTGACACAATTGAGCGGTTTCAGTACGATCCTGTTGATGTGTTGGTAAAATGCCTTACAAGCCCCCCAAGTACTGGCGAAAAGAACTGGCGGCTAACTCCTGACACGATCAGCGAGTGGATGAGCATAACTTTGGAAAGAGAAGCCGACCGCATTGAGCGCGAGCATCAAAACGTGAAGATGAAGAAAGTAGAGTTTGAGGTGCCAGCCGACACGACACCCGAAACCGAAAAAATGATACAGGACTTTATGAACTCGCTTTCGGACTTCAAAAAGGTTCCGGCTTTGTCAGAGGATTACATCAAAGAAAACGGCCAAAGGAAGCCTAAAAAGGTAAGCTATTCTAGCGGATGGGTGCAGCCAAGTGAGGAAGATGTTGTCATGTCTGAATTAAAAAGGCGTTGGATGCTTGCAAACTTTGACCCAATAACGGGCAAAGAGTTAGACGGATTTATTAGCTTTGACGAGTGGATTTTACTCTAACGATATGGAAAAAGAAAACAATTTAAAAGTAGTGTATTGTGTAATTGATAAAGGCAATTATTACCAAGAGCCAGTAACTATTAGAATTTTCTCTACTAAAGAAAAAGCAATTAAATTTTGTGATGATCATAAAGACAGGGAATATGAATGGGAAGAAATGGAAGTTGAGTAGAGTATAATTTGTTTACCTCACAAATGCGGTAAACAATGGTTAACTAATTGATTATTAATACTTAAAACGAGTGGATTAGACTTTAACGATATGAGTGACGAAGCGATAATTATATGGATGGCAGGAGTGATAATTGCTTTTATAAAAGGAATGGCAATTGGCTATTTTGTTGGAATTTTAAACCGTAAGCAAAGTAAATAAAAATGGAAGACCAACCCCAATACCTATGACTAAAGAAGAAGTAATACATCGCCAAGTCTGCCAGTACATTCGTACTCAATACCCAGACGTTATATTTACATCCGAACCTAGCGGCCTTCGTTTGCCTATTGGCTTGGCCGTCAAACTATCCAAACTAAGAAGCGGGGCAAAGCTGCCAGACCTTTGGATATTGGAACGTAGGGGAAATTACGGTGGGTTATTTATCGAGTTAAAAGCGGAAGGAATTCTGAAAAAGAACTTGGAATACAAAACTCCACACATAGCCGCTCAAGCTGAATTGATTGACAGACTATTAGAAAAAGGTTATTCAGCTACGTTTGCGGTCGGGTTTGAGGATGCCAGAATGGAGATAGATATGTATATGTTGCAACATGAATTTCTAAGTTAAAACATTTATAACCAAAAACTAACCAACTATGGATTTACAAAAGAAACGAGATGATCTTGAGGCAAAGCAAAAAGAGCTTAAAAAGCTGATAGAAGATGCTAGGGAAAGCGTTGATAAAGTTATTGCTGAGATAAACATTTTGGAAGATGATATTTCGGATTCAATAGCGAAATCTATTAATTCAGCTCATTCATTTACCGAGGGTAGCGATTTATAGTGGCATTTTTTGCGGTTTACTAGTGGGTGAGCCGCGCCACTTTTTATTTTGAAGGGATTTGGCTAATTTGGTAAACAAATCATTGCGAAAGTCCCAAAAAATACAGTACTTTGTATCGCACACGGCAATAAACGTGATCTAAGGTAATGAAGCTATCACTTAGAAAGAGGCTGACTCTAGCGCTTGGTCGGCCTCTTTGATTTAAACATGAAGGGTACTTTAAACGTTTTAGCGGTGATATACGGTTGCTTTGAATTGGAAAGTCTGTTTTCATTTAGGAAGATTCAAAGAACAGGTGTAACCATGGACGGGATAAAGGCAAAGCTAAAAGAGCAGAATTGAGTGGACAGTCCTTTAGATATTGTTATTGGCGTTAAGGATTACTTGCTAGGAAATAATGAAGAACTATATCAAAAAAGGGTTGCTGTCTGTTTTGAATGCCCAATGTATAGCCTTTGGGGCGTGTGTGGCAAATGTGGATGTAATCTTCAAATGAGACTAAGGAACCCAAATTTAAACTGCCCGGTAGGGAAATGGTGATGGATGAAGCATTTAAATATCCAGAAAATTACAAGCATAAGCCCGGATCAATCATTTTAATTGATGATAAAGGCAATCCTTGGTTTCAACATAACAAAGACGGTTCTGTATCAGGTCTTGAATTAATATCATTAGGTATGAAGGATGCGGTTGCTGACGGTATTTTTACCAAATTAATGAATATCAATGGCAGCTCCAGCAAATAACCAATTCTGGAAACTTCGCTCAAAGCACGGGAGGGATAAACTATTCGAAACCCCCGAATTAATGTGGGAGGCAGCCTGTGAGTATTTCCAATGGTGCAATGATAACCCATTTACCGAGTCAAAGCCAATGGTTACATCAAATGGTGGCAATGAAGGATCGAGCATAGAAATGGCAGAAATACCGATTAAACGCCCGTTTACGATTGAGGGGCTTTGTCTTTATCTTGGTGCCACATCAGCTTATTTTAGGGCATTTAAAAGCCAAGACAGGGCAAAAAAAGAAGATTTTATTACTGTCATTGGAGAAATTGAAGAAACTGTGGCAAATCAGCAGTTTTCCGGGGCGGCAGCAGGGTTTTTCAATGCAAACATAATAGCGCGTAAACTTGGATTAAAAGAACAAACCGACATCACCACTCAGGGCGAAAAGATTGCTCCAGTGATCACAGCAATGGTAGACGGTCAGATTATAGACGGGGAAATGAAATGATCTGGAAGCCTAACGGGCTGTTCTTCAAGATGGCGCAAATGGTTGCTGGACGGCAGCCAAACACCAAGCTAATAATCGGTAACGA